CTTCCAAGATTTCTAAATAAGCAATCCAGCCCTGGTATTCCTGGACACTAATTTGTTGTAATTCCTCTAGGGTTTTTCCTAGTCTTTCTGCAAGGCTGTATTGCAGAAATAAATTAGCATCCTCTGTTAGTCCTTTTTTATATCCTCAATAGGCTCTTGCCCCATAATCTCCTGGGCCACTCTAACTAACACCTCACGATCAACTTTGTTTAGAAGTTTATTTTTATCGCCAATATCAAATAACTTTTCCCCTTCGCTATCCAATGCCTTGTAAATTAATACATAAGCCATCATTGTTAGATCATCTTCCTGGCTCATTTTATAAAGTTTAGAAGTTTCACTAAGCGTTAATGGCTTGCTGTATATTTTTAAAGGTTCATCGTCTTGGCCCCATTCTGGAACCTGCGTTACTCTCACATCTTGATTTTCAAAATGTTTAACTGCGTTATCTATTACTGACATTTTTATACTGTTGTAATAGTTAATGCACCACTACCCTGGAAGCTAATGCTTGCCTCAACCAATCCATCGTGTGCACCAGAAACAGTCTTTCCAGTAATCACAGCAGATCCGCTGTAGTATGTATCTCCAGAATCTGAGCCTTCAGGATATAGGTTAAGAGTTATGGTTGAACCAATACTCATAGCCACTTGGCCAGTTGTATCTGTCTCATCCCAAAAACACTCAACAGATCCAGAAAAGGATGTAAGTGAAGATTCAAATGTTTTGGCAGCATCGCCCATTGATGTGGATTCTATTGTGTCAGCAGATTCATCAATTGAATAAGATCTAACTTCAGCAACAGTATTAGCACCAACCTTAACAAGCCCTTCCGAGCCTTTATGTATCGCCATTTTCGTTTACCTCGGCTTTCGCCTGTTTTTTAGAAGAAGATTTAATTTCCTGGGCTGCTTCTTCCTTCCAACCCTTTTTTTTAAGATACTCAACCCTTGTAGGATGTGCATCTATAAAATCTTTACCATCTGGTGAAATCATTTTCATAATTTACTCCTGGTTAAACTGCCACATCTGGATTTTGCTCCTGGACATAGTAGCTAGTTAAAAAAGTCAAAGTAGCAAAAGCCAATGGCTTTTCACCCTCTGCATTAAATTCAATTTCAGTAGATTCTATGTAGCAATCTTTGGCCTTCCCAGATAATGTGGGATCAGCTGCAATTGCTTGCTCTACCTCTTTGCAAACAGTATCAAGAGTATCTTCAAAATTAGTTGTACTCTTAACATAGGCCTCGACAACCAGGCTTAACATTCTTTCACTTGTTCTGTTTGGGCCAATCTCTATTGGCTCGCTATCTTCGGATTTTGTATAAACCAAAATCGCTGGCAAGTTGCCATCTTCTAAAGGGTAAACCCTGGAATCAAATACATTAGATCCAGTGCTTGTTAAACCAGTTAATTGTGTAACTACCTGGTTGCGGATTTGTTGTCTTACATGATCCGCCATTATTGTTCCTCTAAAACTAGGGCCGTAAAACCCTTAAAATCTTTTTGCACATTAACAATCTTGTAGTTAGTTGCGGCCTTCAAAATATTGCCGTTTACATCTTTATATGCACTAACCGCTAAAGTATCGTTATGTTTAACGCTTGGAATATCTACAGATCTGCAATAAGCAATAGGTTGTACTGCTTCAACTCCAGATCCTTCGTCTAATTCCACATATTCTTCATTCAAAATAAGATTGAGTGAAGTGTTAACACCATTCCTGGTGTAAGTTGCTGCTAAACCATGGCCATAAGTAGGATCTAAATATGCAGCCATGTCAGACTCTGTTTCATATTTAATTTGACTCATGCTGCTTCCTCTAAAACCAGCGTTAACATTCCAACATTATCTGGTTGCACTTCAACCACTAAATATGTGGTTGCTGGCTTGATAACATTGCCTTGATCTGTTGTAACAGCATCAACAATTAATTTATCTTCATGAGATATAAAAGGAGCATCGCTGGCCTTTAATGTGGCCCTGGGTTGATAACCTTCAGCTGCAATGCTGTTGCCTTCAATGGCAAAATAATCCTCATCCATAATAAGACTTATGTTTTGTGATGCTCCAGAATCTATGTCATACCAGGTATCAATTAAGCCTGGCCTGGTATCCCAAAAAGTGTCTTGCACCTCAAAAAAAGTACCAGTGATTCCAAAACCTACGCTTGAATCTACATAGGAACTGAAATCAGCAGCACTTTCTAGGGCCATTATTTGGCCTTAGATCTTTTCTTTGGTTTTGGAGTTTCAGAAACTTCCAAGCCTACGCTTCTATTGCTTTCTTTTTTCTCTTTAGCAACATGAACGCTTGCTTTATTACAACCAATTAAAATGTGGGCCTCAGATTGAGAAACCTCAATCACATCGCCAGCGTGAACTCTTTTACTATTAGCAACTGTGTCTGCCAAAATTAAAACTTTCATATTTTTTCCCTGTTTAAAGCTGGCGGACACTAGGCCCGCCATCTTATTAGTGGTTAACACCAGTTATTAAGAACCAACTACAAATGAGACTGGATTTCTTACTGCCGCATCTACAGATTGCAGAGCAACCACACGAACAGTTCCAGAACTTGAAGATGTATAAGGATCAACAACTAAATCTAATCCGCCAAAGAAGCCGATTAGCAAGTCGCTAAAGTTTCCAAATACATAGTTATTAGCAGTTAATTGATTAGAAACAACTATTGGATACCCATTCATACCATTGCCATCTGCAATAAAGATACCGCTTCCAGTGTCTTTAGATGTAGTTTTTAATTTTCCATAGTTAGTAGGATGAACAATGTATGAAAGTCTACCTAATAGAGCATTATCTGCACTGATTGCTGATTCCAAACTAACCATTTCTGGCCATGTTGGAGCCGCAGCAGAAGTTAATGAAACAGTATTAATGCCAGTAGTATTTGTAATACCTGTTGGCTTACCATTGTTTCCATCGCCTTCTAAACAAGCATCATCAATTGCAATCGCCATTCCAGCTGCAAGATCTTGTCTAATTAGATTTTCAATATCCAAGGAAGATTGGATCATAAGCTGTCTTGTAACATCTGTGAAAGCACCTAAAGTTTTAGGTGTCATTGAGATGCTACCGATTGTCATTTCTGACTCACTAGCTGCTCCGCCTTCTGCACTAATAAAAGCCGCAGTTGAAGCCGCAGTTTTCTTAGGGATCTTAACATCGCCAGATAGGCCATTAAGATTAGTTGCTAAAGGCATAACTGCTGAGTTATTTCTAAGAACATCGATAAAATCTTGCCCTCTGTAATCCTCACCAATTAAATCGCCATCACTACCAGCAGACATATCACGCTGATTCCAATTAGCCATGACTTCAGCTGGAAGCATAACTCCCTGGGCTGTTCTGCCATATGCTTCTTGTGCAGCTTCTGAACATTCCATTTCAAATCGTGCAGCTTCTTGTGCTTTACGATCTGTTGGATTTGCCATTGCATTAATAGCACGCATAACGCTGAATCTTTGTGTTTCAGCTTTGCTTAAACCAATTTCATTTGGAGTTTCTAAAGGCACATCATTAGAAATAGTTTCTAGTAATTGTCCTCTGAACTCGTCAACTGATAATTGATCTTGAATAGCTTGATTGCCTAAATCTCTTTTATTGTGCTTTGCAGCAAGATCTAAAATCTCTTTTGAGTTTTTAGCAAATTCTTTTCTTGCTTCGTCTGCACTTTGAGATCTAACTTCATCAAGATTAATTTCTTGTTTTTCGTTTTCCATTATTTTCACCTTTGTGTTTGGAAGTTTGTTAGATTTAGAACGGCCAACGCCAACTTGCTTGGATTGATCTGCTGGGATTGAAACTACGGATGCTTCCATAGGTGTCCAACTAGCCCTGTAATGATCGCCAAGCTCATCATTGCTTGCCTGTTCCAGTTTATTTACTCTGTAGCCAACGGATATGTTTCTTTTTATGCCGTCTTTTACATCATCAAAGACTTCACGAGCAAGAGCAGATTTACCAAATCTTACTACCGCAACTGTTCTTTTTGCGGCCTCATCAAGTTTATATTCTTCAACAACACCAATTTGCTCATCCATATTATGGTTGTTCAATAATGGTGCTGATCCAGAGGCCATGAATGACATATCCACATCCTCTGCTTTATGGCTTAGAACCTCTAAACCAAATGACCTTTCAACTCCGCTTTCGGATGACACTCCTATGCGAACTCGTCTGGTTTCTTCATCAATGTAAGATGCCCTGGAGAGATCTATTGTTCGATAAGTTACCTCATCTTCAAATAGTCTTTCTTGTTCATCTTCCTCAACATCCTCAATGACTTCAGCAGAATCAATTAAATCTTCTGCTTCTGTTTCGCTGAGGATGGGATTTTCACTTTTAAATTCCATGCTTACCTCGCTAGGATGTTTTTCATTTGGCGTAATTGCCTCTTGAAACTTGTTAAAACTTTTTTCTTTATTCATTTGCTCTACTTTGCCTTTTGACCAGGTGAAGCCAGCGTTGCCACCCCAGAGATCCCAGGCAATTCTCCAGGCAGTTGGCCCACCATCGTTTTCTTTTTTGTCGTAAAACTTTGCTTTGTTATTGCTATGCCTGGAAAAAAAGCTATACATTCTTTTTATTGTTGAATCAGATAGATTTTCTCCAGCCACAATTTGCCTGGCTCTTATAGCACCAGTCCTGGTTCCGCCACGGCCATATTCTGCTCGTTGGGCCAAGGCTCTTTTTGCAGCTGCTTTCATGCCCTCATTAGGTCTAGCCATCTTCATCTTCCTGGTTGCCACCTTGTACAATTGCCTCTACTGGTGCTTTCTGGCCAAATGGCTGGAATGCAGTTTCAATGCCGTACTGTGCTGCTAATTCTTGTTCTTTTTGATGTTGTTCAAATGTTTCCTCTACATCTTTTCCATAACTAGAAACAATATCTGAGTAGGTAACAATTCCATTTTGTAGGCCAACCACATTGGCTTGCATTTCTTTTAATGGATCTATCCAGGGGAAAGATCTTGGAATGTAATTTATTGAATTGGCAAACTTGTTGAATTTACCGATTGGCAAGTTAATAGCCTTGGTTGTTATGGCCATTTCTAACCAGCGTTTAAATACAACATCTATAAAATGCTGAACAATAAATTCTTGCCAGATCTGAAAGTTAGATCTATCTTCTAAAGCACCCTGGCGGATAGAGGAATAGTTAACTGAAGTTAAGTCATTACTTAAAGCGTGATATGAGATATTAAGGCCAGATGCAATAGATCTTAAAACTGTAGTTGTAAAAGATTCAAATGCACTTGTTGGATGATTAGGATCAAATGTTTGGAACTCCTGGCCGCTGCTTAATTGATGGAAGGTTCCAGGCTCTACATTCATAACTGGGTTAAATGTATCTTCAGTATCATCGCCAACAAATGAATTGCCGTCTGGCGAAGTAAAGAAACCCATTTTGCTGGCCCCTAACCTAGCAGCAATAATCTCAGCTTCTAAATAACCATCTAATTGTTTTACATTAGCCATGGCTGTTGCTATGTGGCTTACACCTCTTGTTTGCTCGGCCCTGTTAGGCATATAGCAATGAGTTATTTCTTCTGCTGGAACTCTTATGTGCTTTTTGTTGTATTTAGCAGAGTAAGTGGTG